CCACCGCCACCACCAGCAAGGGTAATTGACCCACCTTGAATTAATGTAGCAGTACCAGCACCACCGTTATTGCTAGAACCTACAGCACTAGAACCACCACCACCAGCCGTTCCTAGTCCAAAACCACCAGCATAACCGTTACCAGAAGTACCACCAGCGCTTGCGGATGTGTTTGCAGGATTTCCACCACCGCCACCTCCAACAGCATTAACAATTCCAACAATAGATGTTGTGCTTCCTGTAGAACCTGCTGCACCACCACCGCCAATGGTCATTGTAAATACATTGCCTGGAATAGCAGTTAATGTGCTAGTTGTAAATTGACCTGCACCGCCACCACCAGTACCACCACCATTTGAACCACCACCACCGCCTCCAACAACAACATAAGTAATTGTGTAAGAACCTTCATTAGCAGTAGTAAATTTTTGCCATACTCCGTTAATGTAGCCTTCATAAAAGCCACCTGCATCAGTATTAAAACGCATTAACCCTGGAATTGGAGAAGCGGTACGCAATGAAGTAGGGCCAACAGGAAGGTAAATTTCATTAGTTTTAGAATGAAGGTCTAAATCCACATTAGAAACAGCACCACCAGTAATAGTCACATTATTAGCATTTTGATAAGCCATTGTTCCTAAAGCAGCAATAAGTTGGTCTACATAGTATTTAGTAGCACCGTCTTGTGCGCTAGTAGGGTCAGCAAGGTTAATAATACGGTTTGTACCCATATTAAGGTTGCCAGAAGCAGTTGTTTGACCGTCAGCAGCCAATGAACCTGTCAATGCGTTAGCAATGTCTGTAAGAGTGTTATTAGCCCATGTAGAACTAATAGTTGTGCCTGTGACTACAGGGTTGCCGACTGGCAGCGAGTAAGTACCTGAACCATTGCGTGACATAGTGTTTCCTTATTGTGCTGCTTGACCAGCAGATTGCATTAATAACATTTTAGCCAATTGTTTTTGTTCTTCATTAGAAGGAAGTGCATTTCTAATTGCGCCAGGACTAGAAATTTGTTGCTGTACCAATCTATTTTGCATAGGGGCAGACAATACTAACTTTCTAGCACCTGGTCTTGCTAATAAAGCAATTAAACTATTCATAGTACTGCTTGCTTTATCTTCACCACCTAATAATGAAGCACCTCCAGTAAGTCCAGCTACGGTGTAATCTAATGGGCTAATACCAATAGTTCCACCAATTTTTTCAGGCATTTGAGAAGCTTTAGGAAATGCTTGTGCAAACTGTGCAATATCTTTTAATTCACCACTCATAGGCTTGCCAGCTTGTAATCTGCTTGCAAGGTTTTTAGCATCAACTGTGCCAGTTGTTTTATTCATTGCTTTTTCAACTGTATAAGTTTTAGCAATAAGTTGTCTAGCTTCTTTAAATTTATTTAAAGCATCTGGCTGATTTAATTTAGTTAAATGCCCTTCAATAGCATCTTCTAAAGCATTTGCTGCGGATTTTGTTGCGCTTCCTAGTTCAGTATTGCCAGCACGATAAGCCATGTCAGCTTCAGTTCTAAGTTGTTTAATTCTTGAAACCGCAGACCCAGAATCAAAAGCATTTTTTCTTAAAGAACCAACAACTTCTAATATTTGTTTGGAAGTAGCATTAGGAAAATTAATTTCTGCTTTAACAGCATTTTCGCCAATCTTATCTAAAGCATTGTTAAAGCTTTTGTTTGGAATAATGATTCCTGAGTTGCTAATACCGTCATAAACTTTTCCAGCTTCATCTCTAACGCCTTTAAGAACTTCAGGCGTTAATGCAACATCTTCAGATAATCCTAAAGATTTTTTAGCTAATTTATCTGTAATTGCTTGATTTCTAACGCTTGCTTCTTGCAATGTAGATATTTTTCCAGCCATTCCTTCTAATAATCTATTAAAAACACCACCGCCAGCTTGAGTAGGAGGTACTGTGTATCCAGTTTCTCTAGCTTTTTCAACAGCGCCAGCCATTTGTGGTGATAACGGTGTACCACGCAATGCGCTTACTAATTTACCCGCAACAGGAAAAGCGCTATTAATTGCAGTTTGAATACCTATATTTTGTGTTTTTGCATTGGCAAATTGTTCTGGATTTAAGCCAGTTTGTTCAGGAGTTAAAATACCTGACAATGCACCTACACCAGCGCTTGTTGCAAGATTTTTAGCAAAGCTAGGTATCATTCCAGCACCGCCAACACCCATAAATGGGGCTGCTTGACCTACAGCGCTACCAACTTGGTTAACTGCACTTCCAACGCCACCCATTTGGGCTTGTGTGCCTTTTTCAATTTGATTAATAACATCAACTGGAATATCCCCAACATTTGAACCAAAGTATTTTCCTACTAATTGGGCTACAGCAGCAGGTGCTTTAGCTGCGCCAGTTGCTACATTAAGAGGCAAACTTACGGTGCTAGTTAAAGCTTCTTGGGCAGCTTTTGTAGCGCCTGTAGGTGCAGAACCATAAGAAGATGTGGTTTGCGGAATTCCATTAGCATCATAAACAATATTTTCAGCGCCTTGAGTATACATATTACCAACTTCAGGCGCAATTTTAGCGCTACCAGCATTAGGATGTTGACGCAAGACTTCAGCTTTTACTTGGTCTTGAGTAGCCCCAGTAGGGCCTTCAATTTTATAAGTATTGCCATCAGGTGCAGATATTGAATATGTAGGCATTATTTATTTTCCAACAACAATTGCTTCACCCCATAAACTTGGAGTTACATTTTTAGATGTAGGTTGTAAAGAAGGTATAGCAACTGGATTTGCTGTTGTTGATTGTGCGCCCATTCTTCCACCATGAGGCCCAGCAGCCATAGCAATATCTTGTTCAGCTTGCGCCCTCATGCGTGATTTTTGTGCAATTTGTTCAGGTTTATCGCCAATCTGAGGAAAATATGTTTGACGATTTGCTTCAACTTCATGTGCATTAGTACCAGCACCTGTTTTAAAACGCAAATAAGCTTCAGTCCATTGATTTTGGGCTTGTTTAGCTTGTTGTGCGTCAGAAGGAGTAATAGCATTAAGCATTCCACCAGCCATGCTAGTTTGTGCTTGTGCTGTAGGGCTGTTAGGATTAAACCCTTTACTATATACATTTCCTAATTCATTTGAAGCACTAACCATTTGGCTATGAAAAACAGCAGCTTTAGCTTGGGCTTCATTTAAAGGTTTTCCATATTGTAATTCTTGGGCAGCTTTTTGTTGTTCAAGATTAAATTTAGCGCCTTCCAAACCAAGTTGTTGTTTTTTAATTTTTAATTCTTCTTTTTGATAATCATTCATTTGGTTTTTAAATTCACTTAAAGTGCCTTTATAACCATTAGCTTTTTCTGCTTCCCAATTAATAATTTCTTGAGTTTTCTTAGGTAATACATTTTCAATAATTGAAGGCAATAACATATTGCCAGCGCCAGTTTCGCTTTTAAGGGCTTTAGCTAATGCTTCTTGTGGGTTTGCTTGTACTGCTGGCATTATAGCTTGTGGTGCAACACCTTGGTATGCAGGGCCAGCTAATTCTGTAGCCACTTCTGGCGCACCAGTTAATGACTTCATAATATCTGTTGTTTCTAAAAGTTTCTTTTCACGCAATGCTTTAGCTAATGCCAATTCTTGTTGGTCAGCCGTTTCCAATCCTTTTTGACCAGCATAAACGCTAAACAAATTACCAAGGTATTGCATTGGGTTCGCAGGTACATAACGGTCACCAATCATTTGACCTTGTGGTGATGTCATGCCTTGTTTAAGAAGCGCTTGCGCCATTTGGCGTTGGCGTTCTAAACCTAGCATTTCTGGGTTGGCAATTAATTGGTTTAAATCGGTAGCCATATTAAATTCCTAACATAGAGTAATTAACTGCTTTGTAGCCATCACTCATTGTAATTACTGCATTAGGTATAACTTTTTCAACTTCTTGCGCCATTACACCAATGAAAGTACCATGTCCTGCTAATGGGTCATTTTTAAATTCTGATTTGTATTCGTAACTATAAATATTTAAACCATTTAATGTAATTCCTAATGGTTTAATGTTTTCTTTAACTCTAATATCAGATTTTAAGAAATTAAATGTACCAGTAGGGGAAGCAATAGAACCAGCACCTAAGGTAAACAATCCTTGCATCATTGCATTGTTATAAGCGTTATTAGCATTGGCATTTGCCACATTACCTTGGTTTGTAAGTCCCATAGCAGTTAAATAATCCGTTCCAGCAACCGTATTTGTAGGGGCATAAGTAGGTGTAGAAAGGTTTTTAAGCATACCTGCTACTTGTGCTGGCAATAAGTATTTAGACATTTCTTGTGTAAATGCTTGGTTTTGTGCTTGCATACCAAGACCTTGGTTTTGATATTGTTGATTAAATGCAAGCTGATTAGCGTTCATATTTTGGGCATTAGTTTGAATCCCTTGACCAAAGTTTTGACCTTGACCTTGTAAATTAAGACCAATTTGACCAACTTGTTGACCATAAGCTTGTTGATTAGCTGCTAATCCTGTATTCATTCCACCAACTACAGCGCTTGTTAATTGGTCATTTTGACCTTGATTAAATGTACGCATTGCATTGTTGTAAGCTTCTGTTCCAGGCACAATTCCTTGGTTTGCTAATTGTGCTTGCTGTGATTGCTTATCTTGTGCCATTTGTGGCTGTAAGCGTTGCATAATGGCATCACTATATGATTGACCAGGATTAATACCATAAGTAGGTAATTGAGATTGGTCAATTTGCGTATTTACATTATATTTTGGTAACGCTTGAAGTTGAGTAGCAGGGTCAAATTGTTGTTGATTTAAGCGTGAACCGTAATAGTTCATTTTTGGCATATCGCCAGCGCTATTAAATGTAGGGGATTGAAATGGGTTTGCATAACTCATTAATTGCCCACCTTGGGCATTAATTGCATTTTGTACAAATGGGGCAGCCGTTGTGTTTACTGTATAAGTTGGGTTGCCATATTGGTCAGTACCAGTTTGTTGGTATTGTGAACCACCATAAGGTGTAGATTGATTAATACGGTTATTAGCTGCATTAGCTGCAGCAGTTTGTTGCGCTGCACCAGTATAATCTGGAGTTGCCACAGTTTGTGGGCTTCCAAACACCGCATTTGTTATACCACCTAAAATTCCACCGTTGCCACCCATGTCAAACTCCTTTTAGGGGCGTTTTAATGTCGAGAAAGCGACAATTTTCACGCCTCATTGCTAATATAACCAAATCCCCATCTTCGTGGGCATCTTCGATATACGCTTTATCTACAAAACCAAGGTGTCGGTCTAACTTTAACGCTTCCTTATTATTAGAGGAAACTGTTGCAAGTATAACGCTAACTCCTAGTTTATTAAAGGGATAATCGAAAGTTGCCCATAACAAGTCTTTACTAATCCAATTTTCATCTATGGCTGCAACGTGCATTAAACACGATTTAGCCCTAAAACCGCAATACCCTATTACTGCTACTAAATTTCCGTCTTTTTCTTGCCCAATACAAGTGGTATTTTCTGGCAATTTTTCGCCCAATTTGTTGCCCAACCAAGCACGCATATAGTCTTGGTCAGCAGTAACAACTTGCCTCAAAGAACGCCACCTCTCTCCATTACATAATCTGTAGAAGCCCAATGTACATCAATACCTTGTGAAGCTATCTTCATCACAACGCCACCTGAATAACCTAATCCAGTAACACCTTGCCATGATTTAGTAATACTAAGTGTTCCACCCCATTGGGAAGAATCCCAAATGGCATTATCCCAAGAACCAATAGCAGCATTTTGGGCATTAAATGACACAGTACCAAGGTCATTTTGAACTGCAAAATCCACATTTATACCTGCCAAAACGCCAGGCACTCCATTATCTGTTTGGAATATTGGGCGAATCATAGTAAAGCGTTTTAACTGGCCTCTAGCGTCAAAATAGCTATAAGCTTGCTGAATATCAGCATTAATGTTGCTACCATTATCTGAATAAGCGTTCCAAAAATGCCCTACATAGCCTGTACCACCAAAGTACATTTGGTCATTAGATAATTCCCAACATTGGGCATTAATATTGCTAAAACTTGACCATGCCTTAGAAATGGTATTCATTACAAATTGTTGTATACCAGAATTAATTGGCACATTAATAATCAACATATTTTCGCTTGCGTAATAAGCAATTTGCCAACCAAAATTTCCACCATAAAGTGTACAAGCTTGTGAAATAGCGTAATAAATCTTATCGGTAAGGTTTACCCTAGGGTCTAGTCGGCTAGATTGCAATGCAGAAGCTAATGGCACAAGTCCATCTTGAGTAAGTAAAAGAATGTCGCCAGCAAACTTATAAAAGCACCTACGGCTAAATACATAACCAAGTTGCCATACACCTTTTAGCGCCCAAGTAGCTACGGTACTAGGGTCTGTACCGTTATAAACAATAACTTCGCCCATATTAGTAACAAAGACCGCATAGTCATCAGCGCCTTGACCAGCATCAATAGTCCAAGTAGCCATACCTTGAATAAAACCACCATTTCTAGCAATTCCACCAAATTCAAGGGGTTGGGCTGCACCAGCAATAGAATTAACTGGCAAATACCAAACTTTCATGGTATTTACTTCAGTAAAATATAACCTATTTTTAAATAAATTAACATTAACAAATCTGTTACTGTTTACACCTGTAATGGCAAAGTTAATAGAATAACCGCCTTGCGAAACGGCATAAGTGCCTACTACTGTTGCTGCACTAACAGGGGCAGAAGCCATAATGTAGCTAAATTGCGTAGCGCTAATAACAATGACATTGTATGTACCGTTATAGGCACTTGGCGTACACCCTGAAATTGTGACTACAGTACCTGTTGTTAAATCGTGATTTACAGGGGTTGTAAGTTTGGCAATAATGCCTGTTTGCACATTAGTGCTAATTGTTTGGGCAACTACTACATAAGCACCTATTACAGTAGCATCTGTAGCTGGGCTTGTAGCCATAATGTAGCTAAACTGGGTTTCGTTTAACTTAGTAATGATAAATGTGCCGTTATAGTCTGATGGTGTGCTTCCAGAAACGGTAATTTGATTACCAGTATATAAGCCATGATTAGTGGAAGTTGTTACATTGGCTGTAGTCCCATCATGGGCTAAATAAGTAATAGTGCTTGCAGCTAAACTATAAGTTCCCACTACTGTAGCATCACCACCTGGGTTAGTTACTAAAGCATAAGTAAAGGTTGTAGCGCTTTGGCGTGTAATAGAAAAAGTGCCATTGTAAGCACTTGGAGTAGCCCCAGTAACAGTAATAACATTACCTGTATACAAATTATGGGCAGAAGCGGTTGTAACTAAAGCGCCTGTACCTGTATTGGTAATAGAAGTAATAGCATAAGCTGTACCGTTAGCTGTAGCATTGGTAGCTGGAGATGTAGCCATTACATAGGTAAATTGTGTAGCATTTAATACGGTAATGATAAAAGTACCGTTGTAAGCTGCTGGTGTAATGCCAGACATTACAATTTGATTGCCTGTTACTAGATTGTGTGCCACATTGGTAGTAACTGTAGCTAATGTTCCTACATGGGTAACGGAGTTTACTTGTTGCGCTGTGCTTGTAGAAGCATTGCTAATCCAATTTGTACCATCATAAAATGTAGTAGCATCTGTACCGTTACAAGCTACTAGGAAATGACCGCCAGCAGTTGTAATTTGAACAGTCTGCATTTTGTCATTAGCAATAGTCTTTTTAGCTACCGCAGTAGCACCTGAAACATCCCAAATCTTTGTTCCAGCAGCAGCAAATAATTGTTGGGTTTGTGTCCCAGCATAATTCATTAAGGTATTTACTGGTAAAGGGTTACCTAAACCATCATTAATCCCTGTACAAGATTTTGTATACCCTAGGCGCAATTGCACATCCGTAGGAGTAGGGAACATATTGTTTAAAACCACCGCATCTAACGGTGGCATTTCAGCAATAGAGTCCCTAGCATTCCAACCCCCAATAGGACTAGAAACCGAGGCGGTAACTGCGGTGCGTGGTTTAGGTTGCGCCATAATTAGCTTCCATAACCAGTATCAGGAATATTGGCATAACCAATAAGCACTTTGCTTGGGTATGGGGCAAATGACAGGTTTGGCGCACCCTTGTCATTGGCTTTAATAACGCTTAAATAGCGCATATAGTCTTGATTTAACGCTGTAGTGTCAAAAGACTTAACTTGGAAATACTTTAATTTTGTATACAAAACCATCAAACGGTCATCAAAAACCGTTGTATCTGAGTCTTGGGTAAAACTATTCTTTACTTCATCTGTAGATGACCTTACCCAGCCTTTACTGCGGTATTCCCAACCAAGGTACTCATTGGTATTCATTGGAGGCCATATTTGGAATTGATTATCCAAAATACGCCATCTAATGCGTGGGCCAGTAGAGATATAACCAGATTTAAGCCATTGCCATTGTTGGGCGCTTTCAGGCCCTAATGCTTCCCAATGCTTAGACTTATCCCATTGAGTTCGGTCTGTAATAGTTTCAAAATCAGGGGGTAAATCATACGTTGTTTGCGATAAAACAACACTTCCTGACCCTGTGCCAGAAGCCATTTGGGTCATTACAATTTGTTTTGTAGTGTTATTGGCTGTGGCTACATTGGTGTCTTGGTTAATGTTATAACCAGTAATTTGCCATTGTTTAGAAACAGCACTAAGGTCTGTATTTCCAGCAACAGTTAAAATATTTGAACCATTAACGGTAGTTCCATTAGTGGTAATAGCTTGCGTGTAAAAACGATATTGCACCTGGAGGGCTTGCCAATCGTACTCTTTAACTAATTCATACCCAGCGCCATTCATCAAAGCCAAGATTTGTTGCACATCTTGGGACTGATTTCCAGCTACATAAGAAGGTATTGATAGGTTAAGTTCTGCTGTGACTTGCTGAACCAGTTGCAACATCGTTTGGGACATATTAGGCCTCTACTACTTTCGGTTTGCGAGATTTTGGAGTTTTTTCCGCAACAGCAGCAAGTAGGGCTTCCATTTGGTCTTGCATTTTGGATAGCTTCGCATCTGTTTCAGCCTTAATTTTAGCATTTTCTTCTTTTAATGCTTGTAATTCTGCTTCTCTTTGTGCTACATCGGCAGATTTATTAGCTAAATTAAGAAAAGCTTTGGCTTTTTCACGAAAATTGTAAGGTGACATACCTGCTACCATGCCAATACGCTGCATTTGCTGGTCAGAACAATCTGCAATAGCTTCTACTGTGTGAAATTTAAGCCCACGCAATTCATCAGCTTGGCTTCTAGTAATTTGAGGCCATTGTTCTAAGGGTGTTCCTACAATATCTTCGTGGTTTGCTACTTGGTTTTGATAATGTGCCCATTGGCGTGGAAAACGCTGTTTATGGGAGTCTTGGGCGTATGTGTCAATTTCTGTCAAATTATCGCCAGGAATCATAATACGGACAAAATCAAATTCTTTAAAAATCGGTCTACCAGCTTCGTCAGAAGCTATGTCTTGCTTAACGCTTTTTTTATAGAATTGGACTGCTAGTCGTGCATCTGCACCTTGTGTATCGCTATCAATAGCCATTTAATTCTCCTAAAGTGGTTTAGGTACTACGGTTAAAAGAAAAGGGACTCCCCTTGTGAGAGAGTCCCAGTTTTACTACATCTTCAATTTAAAAGGGATAACCTATTAAACAGAAGCTGCTGAGAACCAGCCATAGTCACCAGAAGCCATAGCAACGGTAGGGCCAGTATAAGAACCAGCAGAACCAGTTGCTACGAAAGTCGTAGTGTTAATGGAACAAGTTGCTGTTGAAGCAGCAATAGTTGCACCAGCTTTAGCCCAAACATATCTACGACCATCGGAAGCAAAAACTTCTGCACCGAGTGGGCCGAATGTTACTAAACCAGCATTTGCTGTTTGTTCTGCAACGGTTTGTGTATCAACTAAATCAATCCCAGCTAGGGGGGTAATGGTAAATGCCATGATAATTTCCTTTATTAATTAATTAGACAGTTAATAGAAAGGGCTTTCGCCCTAACTATTAGGTTGTCAACAAGCCTTGTAGGAAGCTGTTTGAAGTTGTAAGGTTACCTGCCCAACCATACAATTTCACAATAGCGTCTTGGTTAATCGACTGTCTTTCGCCACCGATAGGAACGAAATTGCGTTCTTTGTGTGGGCGTAAGAAAATGTAGTTAGTGTTCAACATGTACATATATGTAGCTGTTTCTTGTGAACCATAACCACCACCAAGTACCACATCAGCAGATGTACCACCACCGTAGAACTTGAGGGAAGCGAAACCAGCAGCGCCAGACTCTTCAGCAGCAATACGCTGAATAGACTGCAATGCGCCTACATAATACTGATACATTGTGTTACCAGCAACAATCAAATCAGCCTTGTCAGTACCACGAATCTGCTTGATAGCAGCAGTAGTCATAGAAGCCAAAATGTTTGCAGATGTAGCACCAGTAGTAATTTGGTTTTGCCAGAAAGTCCAAGTAGCACGGTTAATACCACCGTAAGTACCAGATGTAGGTACGGCTGCAACAGCAGCGCCCAAACCATCCAAGTTCTTACCACCGTTACCAGTACCATCACCATACAAGTCACCAGAAATGCGGTTTAACAAGCGTGCTTCAGAAACTTGCATACGACCATCTAACAAGTCGATGATTGCTTCTTTGCTGCTGTTTTGTAACATTTCAAGACCAGACATAGTTACTGAGTCTGCGTACTGTGCAATTTTGTATTGTGCAGCAGAGATAGGGCTATCTGGTGCAATGTTCAATACTTCATATCCGCTATAAGAATTAGCGTTGTTTGTTGATGCGTCGTCATACATGATTTCTTCCAAAATCACATTACCGCCTGAGAATGGGCGTACATTGCCCTTTTGGTTCAAGCGCTGAAGAATTGCGTTGTTTTGTGTTAAGTTGTCTGCCAATTCACCGCTACGACTTTGAATAGTAGTTGCGATAATATCGGTTATTGCGCTATTAGCGAAAGCCATGATATTTCCTTTATTAAATTAAGTTAAACCCTGCGACTCATTGCCTCACCTAATTGGTCAGCAATTAAAGACCGCCTGTCCTTTTTCTCCGTTGTGTTTACCGACCCTCTAGGTGTAGAGGACTTCGGACTGACCGCAACAGTCTTAGCCTTCGCTACTTGCTGTGCTTTGGATGATGCTTGTTTTGCGCTGGACAGGAGTCGTTCCTGTTCTAAAGCCCAAACTTCATCATTCATACGCACGGCTTTCTTGTAGGCCGTTTCTAGGTCTTGGGCTTTACCTAACTCAAGTAATTGAGCCATCTCTTCCCGAACCACATCAAAATGCGGAAACTTCTCCACATCACTTCTAACTCTTTCAATCTCAGACATTAATCGAGATTGTTCTTCTTGCTGAAACCTGTTTTTAATCGTGGAAACCTCTTGGTTTACTTGATTTAACTGGTTCATTAACTGCTGGGTGTAAGGGTCTAATTGTTGTAAACCGTTACTCTCACCATTTAATTGTATTCCATAATCGGCTGCAAGTCTTTGAAACATCTCCATTTTTTGTTCGTATGGTGCTTTAGACAAAATCATGTGCGCCCGACCAAGGTTATTAATCCATGCAGCAGGGCTAATATTTTGGGCTTGCAGTTCAGGAATAAAAGGTGCAATAGCTTCTTCGTAGCCTCTTGCCCTATCAGCTTCAGCTTTATAAGTGCTTACGCCTTTCTTGTATTCAGACTCACGCTGGTTAGCATATTCTGCAAACTTAGTAAAATCTTCTTTGCTAATCTGTTCGCCAGCTTCCATTTTGTCCCAAATTTGGACATATTCTTTCTTCCAGGTGCTTGGGCGTGTTACTGGCTTTTCCTGCGGTTCTTCATCCGACTCCGCATATTCATTAGCTGAAATATCTTCGGCAGATTCTTCTCTGTTTTCATTGCTAGTTTGCGCTTTAGTGGACTGTTCGGCATTATCCGCTTCCAAAACCGTTTCTGCTTCCAAGGGTTCTTGGTCAATTTCTACCTCCTTTGGGGCTTCTAAAGCGCCTTCTTCAGCAGCTTCCATAGCTTGCATTAACATATCCCTGCGGTCTAATTGTTCTTCTGACATATATTCTCCAAGTTATCGGTAGTTAAGTTTTGCATAAGCCAGTTCCGCAATTTGACGCTTTCTTGCTTCTTGGGACTTTGTGCTGATAGTTGCTTCTTTGCGTTGCATTGGTACATCGTTACCTAATTCCACGCAACCATTGCGCTTTAAATTCTCTCTATGCTTAGACCGACTGTCTACCCAGCTACCGTCAGCCATTGAAATATGACCAGGTATGTCAGATATAACAGTAGGGGCAACCCTAGTTTTCATAGCAACTTTGTCTAGCCATGAGGCTTTGGCAGCTTCTTCGCCAATGGTAGGAGTCCACCATTCAATGAAAAAGTCCTCATCTGACTGTTTAGTTTCAATATGGTTACCTTCAGACCAACCGCATTTAGGGCAAATCATTACATTCTCCTTATTAATTCAGGTACACGGTCATATTCTTCTTGACGCAATGCAATAACAGAATCGTACCAATGACCATTTTTCCAACGCCAACATATATATTCTTCTTTGGGTAACAAGACTATGGTTTTAACGCCCAATGCGCCAGCAAGGTGGGCTGTTCCTGTGTCTACTGTCACTACTCCTTTCATAGCTTTCATGTGGCTTGCTGTGACCGCCCAATCAGTTTTCCAACCGTCATTAGGCAAAGGGTGAAAAAAGCCGTCATGGTCTGGGGAAAGGCTATAACAGTTATCCCCTACAAACTTGTACATTTGATGGTCAGGAATAGATTTAATATGAAATAAAATATTGCGACTAGCACCCCAATTAACCCCTATTTTGGGTTCAATATTAGAGGGTTTGGCATCCATATAGCCTTCAGAACCCACTATTTTCTTGTTTGTAATGGGAAATAATGACTTTGCATACTTATTGGCACAAGCAATATAGTAAGGAAGGGACATATTTCCAAGCCAATAGTCGCATTCGGTTACATCATCACATTCAGTATTGTTTGTTAGCACATCTATACATTCAAATTGCCCTAGAAGTCTAAGCAATGAACCATGTGTCAATATCACTACCTTTTGCGCGCCCATTACCTTGAGAAATGGCAAAAACCTAGCAAACATTAATATGTCGCCAAATCCTTGTTCCATTTGAATAACAATAGATTTATCTAAAAGTGACTCACCACGCCAAACTTTAGGATTTTCAGGTTTTTGCGTATAAGGTATTAATTGGTTAGCAATAATGTCTTTATGCCAACGGTATTCAAACAATCTAAAGCCAGCGTCATAACGCCCTGCGTGTAGATGTTCATAAGCCCTTTTGTATTCTGCGTGGGGGTTTACAGTATTAGTGCTAATAGGGCCTCTTCATCGTCTAATTCTGCTTGCCGTTTAGCTTCTAAGATTGCCAATTCCTGTTCTAGACGGAATTTAGCACTTCTCATAGCTACTGCGGTTTGCAAGTCTTGTTGCTGTTGTACAAGATTAGCGATGTATCGGTCAATGTTGGCTAGGTTTGACGGTGTATCAACGCTAACTGCTTGATTGGATTGTACTTTATTTTGTTTGCGTTTGCTTACTTTTGGTGGGTCAACCAAATCAGCAATAGCTTGTTTACGGTTTATTCCGTCAGCTTTTAATGCAGCAATACGCTTTTCTTCTGCAAGTCGCAGTTTCTTTTGTATTGCCTTATAGCGTTTTAGTTCTTCTCTTGTCCAAGAAGCGTCATCACCCCCCTGTTTTGTAGGGGCAACAGGGGTAATGTTGATTTGAAATGCGTTATTTTGAAACGCATTGGCTTGGAAAGCTGTTTGAAACATTAAACTGGCAAATCTTCCCAAAGATAAGTGCTAGTGTTTAATACCCAATTGCCAGGTGCTGTAGGTTTTGGGGCATAAAACACGCCTATAACACCATCAATTACTACTGACTCATCTAATGTAAAGCCAATTCCAGCATAGTTAGCCCTTAAAGCTGGCAAGCCATCAGGAGTGCCTGGTTCAGCAGGAGGGCTAGGTGCGTAATGCACATTTCCGTATGTGTTGTAATCTGTTTGTACCCAATAACCAGCTTGGGTATCAATAAATTCTTGGTCGGCAAGAAGCACATCCACTACTTCTTTTTTTGATGGTTCGCTGGTTGCTACGCATTTAGCAAAATACATATTAATTACTCCATTTTTCAGTTGGTTCAGTAGGCCAAACTGGGTCGGTTACAGGGTTTACAGCATAGTTTCTAATGGTACTTCTATAAGCAATAAATTCATCTTGATTTACAAGGTATGGGTTAGCCATTTTTGGATTTCCCACATCAGCAATAGAAGTCCAATCGGTTGATGAAAGAATAGAAGTTGCTTGTGCTTTGCATTGGGCAATTAATTGTTCAGGGGTTGGTATTGGCGCTGGAGGGGCAATAAAAACTCCATCAACATAAGTCCAACCAACACTAGCAACATCACTTTGAACGGCAATAATAGGTTTTTCAAAACCTGGTGGTGGATTACTAGGTTGTTCATCGTAATCAATTACATTAATTACATTAATTCCATCAATAATTGCGTATCTCATATATTCCTTAGAAGTAGGCAACAATGTAAATTAGCCCAGCGCCACCAGCATAACCAACAACACCAGCAGTACCAGCAGTACCTCCAGAACCACCAGCGCCTATGGCATAAGAATAAGTTGAAGAAGGAGATGTAATAAGTGCTTCAATATATCCACCAGCAGCACCACCATTTCCAACAACTATTGGAGTTCCACTAGAACCGCCACCAGCACCGCCAGCACCATAAACTCCATCAGAACCAGCGCTAGAAGAACCAATAAGCGAAATTCCACCGAATCCACCAGCCGTATAAACAGTTGTAGTATTGTAACTGCCACCAGGATAGCTTCCACCTGCATTTCCTGTTATCGCTAAACCTGTTGCTGGAGAACTAAGAGTTGAAGTTCCACCAGTTCCACCACTAGTACCAAAGTTTCCTGAAACACCGCCACCACCACCATTAGCAGTTAATAAAGATGAACCAAAGGTCGTGTTACCACCAGTACCGCCTTGACCGCCACCACCAGAACCACCACCACCTCCACCAGCGCCTACCATTTTTATATAAAGATATTTACAGTTTGTTGGTGTTGTATAAGTTCCAGAACCACTTGTGTATTTAGTTACTTGAGGCGCAGCAATACTTACAGTTGGCGCTGCCCATGTACCATCACCACGCCAAAATGTGCTAGAAGAAGCACTTGTACCACTTCCTAAGTTAGTTACAGGTAAATTGCCTGTTACTTGAGTAGCTAGGCTGACATTAGAAAGCGTACCGCCAAGGGTCAAACTACCGCTAGAAGTAACTGTACCACTTAGTGATATACCGTTGACTGTGCCTGTACCACTTACAGAGGTTACAGACCCACTACCTTTGCCGTTAAAAGTGTTCCAATCGGTGCTAGTTAAATATCCATTAGTTGTTGTATTGGCAGCAGCCATACTAATTGCTGGCGTTGCGCCACCACTACTTACTACTGGGGCTGTGCCTGTAACACTAGTAACTGTGCCAGAACCTTTACTATTAAAAGTATTCCAATCAGTAGAAGTTAAATAACCGCTTACTGAAGTAGTCGCTGCTGGCATAGAAATAGCAGGAGTAGCGCCACCGCTTGAAACTACTGGACTTGTACCAGTTACAGAAGTTACAGTACCTTGTGGATTTGCAGCAGTTGTAATACTGGTCACACGCCCATAGGTATCAATAGTAACTACTGGAATAAGAGTAGCTGAACCTGTTGTTCCTGCCGTAGCTACGCCACTAGCAAGGTCAATTACAGGAGTCGCACCACCTGTACTAGTTATGCGCCCAGTTGTACCGCTTACACTAGTAACCGTACCACCGCTTGAAGGACTAGTATTGGTAATAGTAAAGTTAGGGTAAGTACCACTAGTAGAAATACCAGTACCAGCAGTTAAAACTACTGTTTGGTCAGGCGCACTATTGGTAATATTTAATGTACCGCTAGTAGTAATAGGGCTACCAGTAATGCTAATACCTGTTCCTGCGGTGGCTGCTACACTAGTTACTGTACCTGTGTTACCTGTAAGTAATACGCCATTAGCTGTTACTGTGCTTGCAAAAGTAGCTGCTGAATTTTGGTCAATTGTTAAAGCTGTTACTTGGGTAGTCGTTGTATTGGGTGTTACTTTAACTACTGCTTTTGTGCCTCTAGCTGTAGCACCCCAGTTTTCTGTAGCTACACCTTCTAATGAAGCTTGTGGATAACCACTTGATGAAGTCGTGCCATATCCAGCTAATTCAAACTTACCTAAACTATCACCGCTTAATGGTGCTTGTGGGCTTGCATAAGTACCACGAAACTTAGCTACACGAATAGCAGAACTATTGGCATCACTTGAATAACCTCGAACCGCAATCCTTGAAGATGAATTATTGTCGCCAAAAGCCCTTAAAAGAATGTCTGGCACGGATGTTGTATTTATGCCTAAATGACTGACATCAGTTAATGACTTGTTGTTTAAGTCTACGGCAGCAGTAGCACCTGTATATGGGACTGCGCCTACATCAGCAGCAGTTAAAACTACTGTACCTGTATAACCGTTTACGCTAGTTACAGCGTCAGTATTGTCTATCTTTTGCCAAGCCGTGCCGTTATAAACCGCCCAATCACCAACTTGCCAATCAGTAATACCGTTAAGATTGGTAGAACCAGCAACATTGACAACATAGTAATAACCCTTAGTACCCACAGAGGTAGTAAGAGTAGGAATATTAGTGCTTGCATTCCAAGTTCCTTGATAGCTTAATGCGCCTATTACGGCTGCTGGCAATTGGCTAATTGGGACTGTTCCACTACCGTCTAAGCTTGCAACGCCATTAGCTACACCTTTTTGTGTAGTCGCAATGTAGTCACTAATCGTAACGCCAGACATTGAACCACCAGTAACAGATATGTTATTACTGTTTTGTGTAGACATTGTTCCTAGACCAGTTACATCGGTGCTAGGAATAGTAGTCGTGGCAGTCATGGCTGAAGTGCCATTACCTTTAACATAGCCAGTTAGCGTGGAAGCGCCAGTACCACCATTGTCAACAGGTACAGTACCTGTTAAAGAATGGTCTGCGTTCCAATCACTTGGTCGTACTAATGATGTGTCTGCATCATCAGGTATTGTTGAAACCTTACTATGCTTGACTGTTATAGCCATTATTGAACCCCAATAATTTTGCCGTCTTGACCTCTAACTACAGTTTTAGGCCTATTATGCTGTGCATTGATTGTATCAACAAGGGCGGTAATAGCTTGTGCCATTTGCTGATTTCCTTGACCAATAGCGTTGGCAATAGGTTGCATTGGATGTTCCATAGCGTGTGCCATATCTTCTTCCATGTAGTATGCTTCTGCGCCATCATCAGTACCAGCAGAAATTCTTGCTGTTTCTATTTTTGCGCCATTGTTAATGTGCGCTAACAATACTTGAGTATTTCTCTCAGTCATCATCTTCATTTGCGCTACTTTGGCTTGCATTTCTAGGTCAGCTTGGTTGCGTTGTGCTTCCAATTGGAATTTAAGTTGGTTTTCTTGCGCCTGGTACTCTTGTTTAGCTTTCTCAAGTTCCATTTGGGCAGACATTTTTTGTTGTTCTAGTTGGCTAGACATTTGAAGCTTTTGCATCTCAGCTTGTTGCTGCATTTGCACCTTTTGAATCTCTAATGGAGGTGGTTTTGGCTGACCTTCAGCTTGTTTAGCTTGTTCACGGAATTTATCAGCAGTTTCGTCAATAATTCCTTCTAATTGTTTACCAGCTTTAAACGCTGTAACGCCAAACTTCAGCATTTCCATCAACATTGGCACTAATTCAGGTGCTTGTTGGGCTGCTGGCAACGCCATCTGAGTAAATTGACCTACGGCAGCTAAAAAAGCGGTTCTATCAGCCTTTTCTTGCTGTTCATCTTGGTAAATCATTGAATCAGAAGTGACTTCTATACGAAAATTCTTACTTGCTTCATCACGCAATAGGGCAATAGCTTGTGGAATTAGCTGTTTGTCATTGTCAGACAGTTGCATTGCACCACTAATCTTAACCAATGTGTCATCGGTAAAGTGATTACAGATAATCTGCGCTTTAATGCAAAGCAATGAAGTAGCAAAGTCTACAACTGCGTGTTGCATAGTCTTTAAGCGACCAGCAGCGTTGTTTGACTTAATGATTTGCGCGCCTAATGTTTCATTAGGGTCTGTTTGACCACGCTGAATATCGGCAATACCCATTAATTCATAGATTTGACCCTTAACTTGTTCCATTGCTTGATAGCATTGTGCTAACGCCTGGGCAAATGGGGTAATGTCTACAAGGTCAATAGCACCTTTCATACCTTGCTTTTCAGCAAAAGCCATCCAGTTATGTACTGGAATTAAAGTGTTGTTTTCTCCTTCAGAGAATAAGCGCTGTAGTTCAGAGGCCGAGGCATCGTAAACTCCACGCACCTTCAATGCGTTAATAAGACCATCAATACGGTCACATAATGCGTCTAATTCTCTTGCCTGGTCTTGGTAGATAACAAAGTCAGGTATTGGTTCAAGAGAGTCAGTAGTAATTGTGGAATATAAAGGCTTTGGACAAGGCCAGAAGTTCTCAAGGCCCAATGGGTCATCTCGTTCATCCAATATCTTTCCAAGGGACTTAGATAGCCAGCATACTTTTCCTGTTTCTTTGTCCCAAATTTCATAGATTAAAGCCTCATAAACACCATCGTTAGACTTATAAGATTGTTTTAAATCTTCAGGCTTTGTGTCCAATGGGATTTTGTAGCCTAATTCTTTGCCAAATCTTTCAACCAATGCTGGGCGAGTCATATAGACTTTACGCCATACAGCAGTTACTTCTTCCCATGTTCTAGCAACAGTATGTCCAAAGTCTTTCCAATGAACATAATCTACAGGGCAACACTCATACTCAATGCGTTCTGGATTTTCATTCTCAATACCGCCTTCAGTTTCAGCTTCATCAGTATCTTCAGTAACTTGGTAACCATCATCAGGGCCAGCTTCTTCAGCCATTTCGCCAACAATATGCGGTTCATAACGAACCCAGCTAACACCACGCCCACCAAGTAATCTGTCTAATACAGAGTTACTCATGGCAGCTTTATAGTCGCCATAGTGTTCAATTTCAAACTCTAATGCCCTTTCAAGCATCATTGACGCTACACGCCCAATAGGGTCGTTATCTCTGAAGCGTCTACTAACATCGGGTCTTGGAAGTCTAGCAAAGATAGCTGGCTGGATAGTCTGTACATTAGACCAAAGGATATTAAATCTAGCGTTAGGGTTACGGTCATAACGACTATCATCTTTGTATTTCTTAACAATACGGTCTACTCTAGCTTCCCAGCGCTTATAGGCCCTTTCGTAGCCCATAATGCAATTATACCAATCCTCATAAGAGGTGTTTACCGTACCTTTGTCATTCGCCATCAAATTCTCCCTGTTGTTGGCTTTGGATTACTTTTCCATAAGTCATTCAACGAAACATCTGTTTGTCCTACGCTTAACCCCCTAATCGAGTCATCTTTCTGGGGAATTCGTGCTTCTTCTTTCCAAGCAATACTTAACATCCTAAATGCGTCAGCACCATGAGAAGTCCAATCGTGTCTAGGTTTATCCCTAAAGACTTTCTTATCTTCATCGTACTCACGCTGATATTGCCGTAAACATTCAATGCCATCTTCGCACTTATGGTCAAACCAAGCCCTAGTTAAAGCTAACCTAGTTGCTTGAATTCCGTCTTGAAGTGACAAACTTGGCACAATTTTAAGATATTTTAACGGAATTTTGTCTGAAAGTTGTTCAATTATGCTTTTATTTGACGCAAGTGTCTTTGCCCTAGCATCGTGAGGCAAGTAATGTGTACCATACACATAGCCTCTTTCTTTCTCTCTACTTTGAATAATGCCAGCATAAAAAGCTACTGGTTGACCATTAGACGAATGGTAGTCAAGCATACGAATCTCACCATGCACCACTTGAAACCACCAAATTGCGGTGTCATCTGAATAACCCAAGTCCCATGCTGTATGTACTGGGAACATAGGGTCGTATTCAATTTCCCTAATTCTGCCTTGGTCAGTAAGCTGACGCATCTCTTTGCCGTAGAACGCACCAATAATAGCACTTTCAAAGTCGCACTCCCACTCAGCTAAATACTGGTCTTGGGTTTGCATCTTTCTAGCATCGTCTAATTCTTCTTGGGGAATTAAGCCAGTTTGACTAGCCCTTAATGTTTTTACATACCAAGCATCATCTTTAGTGGCGTTGTTGTATATATCCCAGAATTGGTTATGTCCCTTTGGAGTCCCAATAAAGGTGGCCCAGCCTTTTCTGTCTGATAATAACGGCCTCAAGACAGCACCCCATAATGAGGGCTTCATATCTGCAAACTCGTCTAGCACTACACCATCAAGGTACAGACCACGCAAACTATCAGCGTTATCAGCACCAAACAAACGAATCCTTGCGCCATTTATAAGTTCTACCCATAGTTCTGAAACATTGTGATTTGCCCTTACAGGTTCAGAGAACTTCATAAGGTAGTCAAAAGCAATACTTTTAGCCTGGGCATAGTAAGGGGCAAGATAAGCATATCTACCATCTTCTTTGCCATCAATTAACGCCTTGTATATAAGGTCATTAATGCAAGCAACAGTCTTACCGCAGCGTCTATGGGCAACAATGACCGCCCAACGCTGTTCTCTTTCGTGGAAATCTAAGAATACTTCTCTAGGTTGGTAGTCTAATTCGACTTCTTGGACTATTTCTTCCAAGACACCACCATGCGTACAGGGGCTTTAGCATCACCTACTACTTCAGTTCTAGCAAGTTTAGGCACATGGTATTCCATTACAGTTTGTAGCATACCAAAAGCCTTTTCAGGGTTTGGCGCAACTATGTATTTACCTTCTTCGTTTTGTATGCCTTCAGCCACGCTTTGTAGCCACTCTTGCATTTTGTGTGTATTGCCATCAACGAACTTAGCAATAGCCTCTCTAGCCATCGTAGTGCTTTTATTGGGCACTCCTGGCTTACGACCCACATTTAGATTGGGGTGTTCGCTATTTTTCGCTACTTTATTTGCCATACATTCTCAAGTAATTGATTTGTAAGGGTTTAATTCTACTACAAATTATCCAACAATATCAGGGTCGTGGTATTTGTTCATAGCTTTAGACAATGCTTCTTTACGCTTCATTCTAGCGTTCTCTTTTGCATTAAGCATTTCGCCTTTACCACCTGTAGCTAACTCTAATGGAGGATTGTGGTCTTGACGCTTCTTCTGTTGCTTTTCAAGGGTTGATTCCTTGTGGGGGCGCAACATAGCATCTTCTTTTTTGTACTTACGGTTCATGTGTTCCATAACATATCCTTAAAGTGTGCATCTATTTTATTACACATTTCTGTAAGTTTCTGTGGAAATTCTTGGCGTAATTGCAATATGCGAGTTTTAAGGGTTTTAATGTTTTCTTTAGTTTTTGACACTTCTTGGGGGTCTAATGACTCAATCCAAAATTTACCCAATTCTCCATTTTTAAGTTCTTCTAATGGTTTTAATAAAAAATATGGCATTGCACCACATAAAGCTGCATCTAAATTAGTCCCTGACAAGGTGTCATAGGTAAATAGTATTTTGCTTTTATTAAGAATATTAATGAATTTTTCTCTTGGGGTGCTGACAGTAATTTCTTGGCAGCCTGGCAAAGGTGGGCAGTTAGCGTATTTACTGCCTTTACCTACATAATAAGAGTTATATTCCCTTGTTTCGTTTCTATCGTATGTATCTGTGTCAACAATGGGGTAAAACAAAATGTCGCAGTTATCTTTGTATAGCTTAGAAAAAGACAATGCAAAGTCATTTATACCCCAATCTATAGGCACTCCATCTATAGCTGCCTCTTTATTAAGCAAATAACGCACTACTTTTGGGGCGTTTAATGGGTTGTTTGTTATTACTTCTGGGTAAATAACTATAGAGTCTGGGTCATAGCCTATAGGATTGCCAAAGCTAGTGATTTGTTCAGCAGTATATATATAAACAGTTGCTTGATGACCCAATGCGTTTAATTGGCTACATAGAAAATGTAAATACCAAACACCCCCACTATTTCTTCTATAAGAAGGCGTAACAACAGTAAATTTCACTTTTTCATGTGTTTAGCATAAGCAGCTTCTAGCTTAGACTTTACTTTACCTTTTGCATGGGTGCGTTGTTCACTTAATGCTATAGCCAAAGCTTGTTTCTTTGGGCGACCAGCAGCTACTTCAGCTTTAATGTTTTTGCCTACGCTTTGGGCCGACCCTGATTTATCTAATGGCATGGTAAACCCTTACTTTAGGTATTTAAGTTTGTAAATGGTAGAGTCAATTAGCTGTTGTATTTCGGCAACTATATTAACTAATTCTTGTTTTTGTGGCAAATCAACATTTGCGTCTTGGACAAAATTCTTCAATGATTCCAAATACTTAAGCGGTTCTTTAGGTTGGTGATATACGCTGGGAAACTTTTTAATTTGCTCATAACAGCCCATATAGGTTTCCACATAGTCGTCAACCAATTCAACAATTTCGTCATAGTAATTACCTAGTGCTTTGTGCTGGGAATAGGAATTGGTAGACCAATGAAAAAAATGAGTATTTGTCGCTGAGTGCAACAAAGTAGCAGCAAACATTGCAACATTATCATTCATAGGAATCCTCATTATCTTCTATCCATTTTAGCAGTTCCTCGGCTTCTTGCACAGAATTTACCCTTGCTAGGTGTCCACCTTTCCAATTGGCAAACAAGGTAAGCTGCTGGAGGGTCAAACGCTTATCTTCACCGTCTTTAATTTCGATTAGAATAGTGTGTCCAGCGTAGGCAACCATTAAGTCTGGTATACCGCCACCTACCATGTGCAAAAGAAATACATCAGCACCCATGTTTCGTAGTGCTTTAACAACATCACCTTGGTTTTTGTCTACTTTTTTTGCGTATGCCATAATTTCGGTTAGTATTCAGTAACTTAACAAGTATAAGGGGTCGCCAATGGGCGCTTATTATTTAACGGATGAAGAATTCATTAAAGAGTGGAAGCGCATCGGTTCTCCATTAACTTTTGCCAAAATCCACGCAATGTCCGAAAGGTCAGTATACAACCGTAGGCGCTCTATTGAGCAAAGACTTAAAGTTGAATTGCCTAGTCTTGATGACAAACGGTTTAATGAATATAGAAAAACTGAGCAAACTGTAGGCAATACTCGCAGAGGTATGGACATAGAAAAAGGGCGTGTCATGGTTTTTTCTGACGCACATTTTTGGCCTGACCATACAACTACAGCGTTTAAAGCCCTTCTTGAAATGATTAAAGAATTTAAACCTACAGCTATCGTGTGCAATGGCGATGCCCTAGACGGTGCTTCTATTAGTCGTTTTCCACGCATGGATTGGAATAAGCTGCCAACAGTAAAAGAAGAATTAGAAGCTTGTCAGTATTACTTGGGTGAAATAGAATCTGTTGCCAAAGGTGCTAAATTGTTTTTTCCATTAGGAAACCATGACGCTAGGCTAGAAGGCAAAATAGTTGAAAACTTACCAGCTTTTGAAGGTATGCGAGGTACTACGCTTAAAGAGTATTTCCCTGCCTGGCTACCTTGTTGGTCTTTTTGGGTAAATGAGGACACTTGTATTAAGCACCGTTGGAAAGGTGGTTTTGGCGCTGGTCGTGCAAATGCGCTTAATTCTGGCGTTAATATGATTACTGGACATACCCATCATTTATCAGTTATGCCTGTAAACGACTATAACGGCATTCGTTGGGGTGTGCAAACAGGTACGCTATGTGACCCCAATGGGCAACAATTTGCCTATACAGAGGACACCCCTAAAGATTGGAATTCAGGGTTTGTAATGTTGTCATTTGAACGCAGCAAACTACTTCAACCAGAAATGATTAGGGTTTGGGGTGAAGATGAAGTGGAATTTAGAGGCAAAATACACCAAGTATGAAGCTAACACCAGCAATTCTACGAAACTTATACAGCGCTATTTACTGTATGAAACCGTTTGACCGTTGGAATATGCCATTACCAGAGCAAGTACATTTTATTGTAGACAAAGACCCACAAGTAATGGGTACTTATTTATATGATGATGGTGACAAACATGAGCATACGGTGACTATTTCGGCTGCTCGGTGTGGTCATTTGGACACGGTAATTCGTGTTTTGTGCCATGAATGTATACACATGAGCCGTCACAAATCGAGCAAATGGACTCACCACGATAAGGAGTTTCGTAATAGAGCGCTCCGTATTTCGTCTGAATTGGGTTTTGACCCTCTTGAACTTTAATCATTCCTCAGTTCTTTTTCCAAGTCTTTGGTCAACTCGCTCCAAGAGCCACGCATAGGTAACGCCCCATTTATTTTCAAAGCCCTTTGTACCCAATCCGTGAACCCCACTATTTCCCCTATGGTGTTCTGGGCATAACGGCAAGACAGGGGATGTAGACCTGACAGCACCATATCTCCGCACATGATGGATTTCTGCTGGCGAACCGCCTTCAATCCCAAGGAGTTCGGAGCATAGAATACATCCGAGTTTTGCAATCTTATTGAGAGCGTTCTTTTCATTCTTAGTTGCCATCAGCCCATTCATACCATTGTTTGTAATAAGCTTTAAAAGACTCCCAGCCATTACCAATTAATATACACCCACCTTGAGGTTGCACAAGGTAAAAGTTTTGTATATTTACCCCATTGTCTGTGTCACCGCGAATAATAACAACAATAAAGTCTGGTTTACTAGCAAGGGATTGCAACATATATTGTTGGCCCTTACTTGAATTTTCATTAGGGCGTTTCCACTCCATTATTAAAAATTTGCCTTTTCTTTCGGCAATTCCATCTACATTACTTGGTGTAAAGTTTGGTGATGTTGGCAATAAACCTACAAAGTCCCCATAATCTATATGAGTAGGCTCTGTACGCATTAACTTCATTGCTTAATCCATTGGTTTTTTAAAGCACGAACACTAGCAATTTCTAATCTAATGGTTTCGTCTGCTAATTCATGGGCTATTTTGGTGGCTTTTTCATAATCCCATTTAAGAGTAGCGTTGTGGTATTTTTTAAGAAGCTGTTGAATTTTAAGGTAATTTTCTGAATAGTCACTCATTTAGTCAGTCTTTCAATATTACGGTTGTTAGCTTGTTCTGTGCGCCAGGCTTCAAATCTCATCTTGGCTGCTTCTAATTGCCATCTAAAAGCTTCTGTTTGTTCAGTTGCCGTTCCAATTGCCTTGCATAAATCTTGGTACTCTTGGCTTCTATAAGCCTCTCGTTCTTGTGCGCCCAGACTTTGTTCGTCTGTCTGTGCCATTTTAATCGCCTTAAGAGAACTTTTAAACGCTTCAAGTTGGGCCAATTCACCCTTTGCTTTAGCATACGCTGGCGCAGTTTTGAATATGAAATCGATTGCATCATTAGGGTCATAGTCTTTCATTTAATTTTTTCGCAAATTTTAGTCATAAACTCAATTAGACCGTCAGGACTATATTCCCTTTCGTATTGAGTACATCTTCGCCCAGGTTGCCCAGTAATTCCACATATAGTTTTCCAAGGCAGCCCCCCCCTAATAGGTATTTCAGGTAATTCATTTGGCGTAATTCCAACAATGTAAAGGTGTGTCCATTTTCTAGCTACATGACCAAAATGGTATTGGTCAATAAGTATAGTAAAACCACCGTGTTCATCTGCAAATTCTCCAGGCATAGGTAATGGTGCTTCTTTCCATAAACGACTACCTTTAGGGTGTTCTAATACACCACCATTTTTACGCACTTTTTCTAATGCAAACAAAGCTAAATCTTTTTCGTCTGGTCTTGGGTTAGCCATGTGGCTTAAACGGCCCCAAGCACGACATGGTGGATGTGCAATAACAGGGTAATTTTCATTAAACTTTCTGGCATCACGGTCAATGTCATAAACATCATAACCAAGTAAATCTTTATAACGGCTGTCTTGCCTTGCAAATAAAACGCCTATCACTTTAAGTTCATCCATAAACCTATTTGGGCTGTTCCATAACTAACCCAAATTAAAGCATTAGACAATGAACCTTTGAAATACTGAGTTATGCCCACAACTACATAACCTATACCAGTAGCAGCAACAATAATTTTATCTATTTCCATCCTATTCCCCTATTCCCCTTAGAATACTGGTCTACAAAATCGTTTAAATATTGATGCAAATTTGGTGATTTGTTTATATATACACGAAACTTAGTAAGTCCCCATTCTTTTCTGTATTTACACAATTGCCTTACTGCACACTCATGCCTAGCTTGTTCATACATTTGGCTTTAAGGCTTGCATAGGTGTCATAGCCATTACTGGGTATACCCAATTCTCTTGCTTTAGCTTCAATGCCTTCATTGCTAAACATCCATTCTTTAGATTCTTTTTTCTTCTTAGGTTCTATAACCAACTCATCTTCCCAGCGTTCTTGGTTTAACCAGGTAGCTGGGTGGGGTATAAATTCTAACTCAATCTCTTTTATATCCCAATAAATAATATGGTCATCTAAAGCTTTGCAAGCATCTAATTGCTGCTGTTCTGTAAGCCTGTCAAATGCTTTGCAAGCTACAGTTTTAGCAACTTTGCGTGGATATAACGCCCAAAATTCATCAAACATTTCTGTGATACCTATTTAAAGGGTTATTAATCATACTTTTAAGAAGGTCATCAATAGTGCTAAACCATTGAATGACTTTCATGCCATCATGCGTGTAAATGGTAAAACTCAATTGCCTTTAACCTGTTGGTCTACAAGTTGCACCATAAGGTTTGCTATAAACAAAGCTTGACCTTCGCCTTCAGTATGCACTTCAACCTCATTACCTTTGGCTGTAATTACTACGGTAGCTTGAGTTAGCCTTTCAGCGTCAATTCTGTCGTCTGTAGTAAAAGTAGTCATTAGTAGCCTATTGGTCTTTGTGGTTGTGCAGGTTGCTGCGGAATGTATGGTACATAAGGTGTGTAATTTGGCTGCACTTGGTTTTGGTATGTACCTTGATAAGCGCCATTAGCACCATAGAAATTGGTCTGACCGTTGTTAGTGGTCGCTTGACCTTGGTATTGACCTTGTGGGCCGTAATAGTTGGCAGTATTGCCAGACTGTTGAATGTTGCCTAAATATTGGCCTTGTGCGCCATATAGGGCTTGTGCTTTTGCTGGTACTCCGTATGCAAACATACAACCTAGCAATGCACCTAATAAACAACTACCGATAAAGTCTTTCATTTAAATCCCCTTAAATGTTTACTCGTTATTGAGTACTTCTAGTTTCTTTACTTCTATGGCTAATGTCTACTATCCAAAACCCTTAGTTGTTAAATTACAACTATGGCTTATTAAATAGTCTTTAAATAGGTTAATGACTTATTAATGAGTCTTTTAATATACTTCCAAGAGGTTTAAGCGAACCTAGCCTACCTAGGTTGCCTTAAAATGCTTCCATTGAGGAATCGCATCACCCGACAGTCTTGCATGGTATAGGCACTATCTTCGCCACCTATATTGCGCTGTTTCAACCATTACCCCCAGTAGCGCTGTAATTCCCTATTCCCTGGTATGTCGTTAGAGCCTCGAAATAGGAAAGCTAGTTTACTACAAGTATTTGCCCATGTGAAAATCTCCATGAAAACCAAAGGTTTGCAAATTGGATAACTCTCTTTCATAAGAAAAATACCTTGCCAATTCTTCTGGCGCAAAGCGTACGCCATTGCGTACTAAATAATCCCTATTCAAATGACAAATCAAATCATCTTCATTCTTATCTTTATACACAAACTTAGGCTGCGAGGTCAACTCTAAAAGACGCTTACTTCGTAGGGAGAAACCCCCATTACCTACACGCAATCCTTCAGGATGCCAAGGCCATATTGCACCTATGTAGTCATAATCTAAAAATTGGTCTTGCCAGGCGCTTGCATCAATTACCCACCCATCCCATTGGACTATTAAAACAAAGTCCGTCTTGATGTATTTATGCAGTTCTTGAAGCACAAATTTGCTATACGCTTGTTTGCTGTTAATACTGGCATGGTTTATAAATAAGTCGTCACCAAATTGAATGTGGCGTTTGCTTCTTTCCATAGCTTTTAATGCTAATTCTGGTTGTGCTGAGTCAATCGCGCAAATGGTTACATTACTCAATTTCATCTTGTTTACCAAAAGCGTTGTTTTTTAGCAATTCAGGCCATATTAGCCAAAAGCTGGTGGGAAATAAGTCTTGCCTAGTTACCAAACCATGACTTTCTGTTTCAATCCTTGCGCCCAAAAGCATATATTTGTCGGCTGGAATACCCCTAATACGCCAGTTAGAAACCGCAGCAGGGTCTACTTTGCACATTCTAGCGACCTTTGCTGTACCACCTAGTATGTCAATGATTGCGGTGTCGGTTAATTTTAATTTTGTGTCCATTCACGCAGTTTAACTTAAATGTTGTTTATTTGCATGGACTTTACTTTTTTTATTAACCTGTGTTAAAGTCTTTATATAGCACTTTTGCTATGCGCCAAAGGGAGAAATAACATGGATGAAATGGCACAAGTAATGACAGAAATGGAAGAACGCTTAGAAATAGCGTTAGCCAATATGGAGTTTGGCACAGATATATCACAGGATGATATAGATGTAATTCGTGCAGCTTGCGGTAAACCCAACAACAAACGCAATAAATTGTTGCAATCAGTCTTTGAAGATTTTGGTTCAGTATTTGGAGGTTCAAATGCCTCAATCTGATTCTATTAAAGAACTAGCAACCGCATTGTCTAAAGTTCAAGGGGAACTCACTTATGCTAAAAAAGATTCTGCAAATCCGTTTTTCAAATCTCGTTATGCTGATTTGGAGTCTGTTTGGGATGCTTGTCGTAGTCTTATGGCTACAAACGGTCTTAGTGTTATACAGATGCCTGGCAACTACTTCGAGGGCCGTATGTGGCTGGTAACACGCTTATGCCATAACTCAGGCGAATGGATTGAACAGGAAATGTCTTTTCCAGTTGCAAAACCTGACAGTCATGGTTGCATGGCAACAATTACCTATATGCGTAGAGGTGCATTAGCAGCGTTTTTAGGTATTGTTCAAGCTGACGATGATGGCAATACAGCATCAAACAAAGTTGTGGAAAGCGTCAAATCAGTTTCTAAACCAGTAGTTAAATCAATTGATATTTAAAGGAAATGACATGGCTTACATTCCAAAAGAAGGTAGCGGTTCTTTATTCAAGAATGACCGTAAAACGACTGAAACACACCCTGATTACACGGGCACTATTATGGTGGGCGGTAAAGAACATTGGCTTTCGGGTTGGGTTAAAGAAGGCAAAAAGGGCAAGTTTTTTAGCATTGCAATCGGTAAAGAAAAAATGCCTTTAGGTTTTAAAGAATCAGGTAGCGATGAATTGCCACGCAATACCATTGAAGATGATGTGCCATTCTAGGAGATGATTATGCTAAGTCAAATACGAGATGTTATTGGTGATAAAGCTATAATTTCTACAGAACCTTTTGGGGTTGATGAGGAACGACAGTTAATAGCATTTGAAGTTAATGACTTAGCTACTGTTCTTCGTGAGGTTATTCAAGCTTGTGCAGATTGTTGCGTTACACCAGTAGACAGAGAATCAATATTAGAATTATTGAATTAAAAAATGTAGCGTATAGTACACATTTTCAAGGGGAAAATTATGAGTGAACATTGGTATTGTGCCAAAACTGGCGAACCACGATATACAACGATTGGTAAAAATGGCAAAGAACGCAACACTACTTTGCGTGATGCTAAGTCCCAACCTGGGACATTAGTTCCTTCTGTGTCCACCATCAATGGGCAATTAGCTAAGAATGGGTTAAATACATGGTTTCAAACAGAAGCCATTAAAGCTGCTGCTGAAAACCCAAGAGGTCTGCAAGAAGAAGAAAAAGACTACATTGCTAGAATATTAGATATTTCTAAACAAAAGTCTAGGGAAGCTGCCGATAGAGGCACTCTTATACATGACTGGATAGAAAGCTTCTACGCCAAAGAATTTGTGCCTGATATGCCTAGCTATGTCAAAACTGTAGATGACGCTATAACAGCCCATTTTGGGGTTCAGGAATGGATTTCTGAACAATGTTTAGTCAATGCCCAAGAAGGCTACGGTGGCAAGTGTGATTTATATTGCAAACCAAGCCATGATTTCGGTGGGGTCGTAATTGACTTTAAGACTACGGAAAAATGCCCTGGTGATTTAACACCCTACCTAGAGAATACACTACAGTTAACAGCCTATAGAGAGGTTTTAGCGCCCTCTGCACGATGCGCCAATGTGTACATTAATGGTACAACTGGGGAAATTGCTATTTATGAACATACAGAACAAGACCTTAGAGATGGCTATGAGATGTTTCTTAGCCTACTTAAAATATACAAATTAAAGAATGGTTTAAACTAAACAACGGGGGCTGAGAGGATTTCCCCTTTCCTCTACCATGTATATCCGTGTATACCAGCCCCCACCTTTTTTATGAGGGAAAGCGTAAAGAAGCAAGTACCTCACCCATTTAAGGGCGTTAAGCCACCAATGTAGGATGCAGTAAGTTAGGGTTTTTGTGGCTTTCCACCTGACAGTTAGTAACTGCCAAATACAGCCTTTTTCTATACATATTTATAACTATATGTATAAATTGTGTAATATTTTATACATTTTTTTATTGAAAATTCATGCACTTTTGTAAAGTTTTTTAAAGTTATTGTAAAGTTTGGGCAAATACAACACTAAGGGAAAACACCTACATAAATCTATTGCATTACGAATAAACTACAATCTTTACAAAGGGGAAAATATGAAAGACGGTCATTTAGTTGGCAATGTAGTTTTTGGCAATACCACTATTGAATTGCGTGGTTACAACGGCCACATTGAATACGCTTACATTGGCGATAACGACATAACCGAAATGGTTAATGAGTTAGATTTTTGGCATAAATTTGATACTGAACTTTATGCACAAAAAGGCAGGTAATGGAATTAAATGAAATATGCCCTTGTGATGATTGCGAGTGGAAACAAAAGTGCGGTCAATACGAATTAGCTTGTAGGGCATTTTCTTCATTTGTATTACATGGCACATTTCAAGATAAAACCGCTAGGATGCCTTCAGGTCAGTTATTTTATAAAATATTTAATGAAGATGACAAGGCCCTAAAAAATTACCTTAAATCAATTGCTATGAAGCGGTTAATGGGTCAAAACGATTTGTTTGAATAAAGGGAAAATGTATGGAAATTCAAATTGAAATAATTAAAGAACACAAAGATGGCAGCGCAGACGCAGTAGTGCATTTTGACGCTGAAGGTCTAGGTATATTGGTAGAGGCTGGAATTATTAGCATATTGCGCCAGTATATTGACCAAGAAAAATTAAAAGCTAATAAAAACTCTACTACTGTAAATGTAGATGGTGGTGAAATTACAATAAACAAGGGAAAAAATGACTAAGAACGACAAAAGTTTATTAAAACAAATGATTGAAGCTGGGCGTTTTAGCTATCCAATGTATGAATTATTGGTAGAACAGAATAAAGCCAATTCTAAGGCTATGATTAAGCGTATGGGGTCAAAGTGGGTATGTCACCCAGACAACCATGTTAAACGCCTTAAAACGCCCTTAGGACAGCTTACAAAGGGTTCACGAATTCTTAACCATTTGAAGCGCGTCTAATTCTTCTTTGTCTACTCTTGATAGCCAACCTTTTCCAAATATGGGGAAAGTTTTTAATGTACGGTAATACTCTCGCCTAGCTTCTGAGAATTTTGCGATAAGAGTTGTAATATTACTGGCGGAAATAAGGCTTCTTGTTGTTGGCCCAATAACTCCGTCAGGTACACATCCAATAGCTGATTGAAGCAATTTAATACTTCTGCCTGGGCCTGCGTTAATTGCCATGGAAAATACAACAAGGTCGAGTCCCCTAGGTAATACTTCTCCATAGCAAGGCCTCCAATATCTTTGTTCATATAAAGGTGCTACATCTTCTTTTGTAAGGTTTTTAAGTGTTTCTACAGGGTGGCCTACCCATTCTTCCCAAACACGCTTAGTAACACCTAAATTGGTTTCTCCACCTGGGTCACCTTTTAAGCCTTGTGCGCCTGTCCATCCACCTTCTGACTTTAATACTAAGTCTAAACACTCTTTGAAAGAATTACTCATCTTCTGTTTCACCTAACTTAATACCAGCTACAAGACCAACAAACGCACCAACAATCATTTGAAATGCAGGGGTAACTGCTTTAAATATTTCAACATTGTCAATTTTGTCGTTATATAAACCGCTTAACAGCACTACTACCATAGATATTAAAATGGTTGCTAATGTTACTGTTGCAATTAAAGTGACTCTTAAAGCTACATCTTTTTTATTCATTTGATACCTACTTGCTGTCTAATCCAATCTTGTAATGCTACTGTTTGGGCTGTGGTTTCAGCACATTGTCCAGCAAGAACATTGTAGGAGGTGATAACATCAGAGAGGCTGGGGGCTGTGGAAATTCCGCTTGTTTTACTGCTACTGGTGTTGTTCCACACGCTTGTAGACTTATAATAATTCCGCACAGCAGCAAGTTTCGCATTGTATTCATTTTCAATTCCTTTAGTTACTATAGCTTGTTGTTTAGTAATTGACTCTACATGGGCTTCTTGGGCTTTTCCAGCAGCTTCTACTTGTGCTTTAAAAGCGTCATATTTGGCAGACTCATACTTTCCGTAGCCTATACCACCTAGTGCTACAACGGCTAAAGCTGCATATATGTAAAAACTAATAGGTATAGGTAATCCAAACATTATTTATCCTCCAACGGCATTGTGGTTATAAATCTAAGCACAGCAACAACAATACCAATACTAATAAGTAATATGCCATACAAACGAGGGTTAATAATATTTTCAACATAGCTAAAATTATCATAAACCACCCCTAACACGACTAATGCAAGGGAAAACCACATGGTTTTGGAGTGCATAGCACCCCTGCTTGTACGCCTCATTTATGAAATAAGAAGTTCGTAATATAAGCAACAAAACCACCAACTAAAGAAGCTACCCCCATCAAAGCCCATAAAGAACCTTTTGAACGATTGGCTAGTTCAAGCAATTCTTTTATATCCCTATCCATACTGTCTACTTTAGCTTGCAAATTCTCAACCTGATTAACCAGACCACCGAATTTAAACATATCAAAATTTTCGAGGTCAGCCATGTTAATTTTTCTTTTTGCGAGTCGTAGCCTTTTTTACTGTTGGCTTTTTAGCAACAGTTGTAGCTTTTTTAACAACAGGAAAAGACCATGCGGTATCTACGGTAACTTTGGGCATATAGCCAATTTTGTCAAATAACCAAGTAACGATAAACATAGTTTTTCCTTTAAGCAGTATATGTACCAGATGCGGTGTAAGTTAATACGGTATCTGTGCCACTTGTTGTAACAGTTGGGCTACCAGTTTTTGTTCCAGTATAGTTTGCAGTAGGCATACGAATAATTGCTACACCACTACCACCATTACCGCCTGTTTGTGAAGCATTATATTCAGAACCACCACCGCCAGAACCAGTATTAGGTGTTCCGTTTCCAGGGTTTACGCTTGAACCAGAATTACCACCACCGCCACCACCAGCAGCGCCAGCGCCTTGATTTGAACCTCCTGAATTACCACCACCGCCACCACCAGCAAGGGTAATTGACCCACCTTGAATTAATGTAGCAGTACCAGCAC